CTCAGGGAACCGATGGAACCCAAGGTACTGATGGAACCCAAGGTACTGATGGAACCCAAGGTACTGATGGAACTCAAGGAACCACAGGTACTCAGGGTACTGATGGAACCCAAGGTACTGATGGAACTCAAGGAACCACAGGTACTCAAGGAACCGATGGAACTCAAGGAACCACAGGTACTCAAGGAACCATAGGTACTCAGGGTACTGATGGAACTCAGGGAACCGATGGAACCCAAGGTACTGATGGAACCCAAGGTACTGATGGAACCCAAGGTACAACAGGAACTCAAGGAACCGATGGAACCCAAGGTACTGATGGAACCCAAGGTACTGATGGAACTCAAGGAACCACAGGTACTCAAGGAACCGATGGAACCCAAGGTACTGATGGAACCCAAGGTACAGATGGTACTCAGGGAACTGATGGAACCCAAGGTACAGATGGTACTCAGGGAACCGATGGAACCCAAGGTACTACTGGAACTTCAGTACAAGGTACAACAGGAACTTCGGTACAAGGTACAACAGGAACTTCGGTACAAGGTACTACCGGAACTTCAGTACAAGGTACAAAAGGAACTCAAGGTACAACAGGAACTTCAGTACAAGGTACAACAGGAACTTCGGTACAAGGTACTACCGGAACTTCAGTACAAGGTACAACAGGAACTTCGGTACAAGGTACTACCGGAACTTCGGTACAAGGTACTACCGGAACTTCAGTACAAGGTACAAAAGGAACTCAAGGTACAACAGGAACTTCGGTACAAGGTACAACAGGAACTTCGGTACAAGGTACTACCGGAACTTCGGTACAAGGTACAACAGGAACTTCGGTACAAGGTACTACCGGAACCTCTGGACCAGTAGCAGGATCTGCGAATCAAATTGTTTATAAGAATAGTAGTAATACTGCTGCAGGGTCAGATTCATTTACATATAGTGGCCCTTCTTCTGGTGTTGGAACAATTGGAATAGGAACTATAATTGATATTGTTCACTATGATACTTTAAATAGTGGAACTTTAAGTTTTGAAGCATCTGCTGGTCAGTTGTTCTCTATTACTAATAACCTTTCTTCAGGAAGTATCTTCTCAGTCAATGATATTTCGGGTATTCCTTCAATTGATGTTGATGCTGGTGGCACTATTTTAGTTGGACCATATAGTACCACTGGAGATAAAGTTGGAATTGGCACTACTAATCCACAATATAAATTACATGTAAGTGGTAACACCAATATTGATGGAACTCTTACTGTCAATGGTGCTGCAATAAGTGGTGGTTCGGGCACTCAAGGTACAACAGGAACCCAAGGTACTACCGGAACTTCAGTACAAGGTACAAAAGGAACTCAGGGTACTACTGGAACTTCAGTACAAGGTACAACAGGAACTTCGGTACAAGGTACAACAGGAACTTCGGTACAAGGTACAACAGGAACTCAAGGAAATATTTCAGGTGTACGATATAACTTTAGTACTGATATCACTACTAGTGCGATACCTGCAGGTACAATTAGATTTAATTGGGGAGGTATTAGTGGTGTAAGTCAGATATATGTACACAAAGATGATGCTAATTCAACTACTCAAACAGGATGGATTACGTCTTGGGATGATTCTACAAGTTCAACTAAAGGTTATTTGACACTTAAGTCCGCATCAACTTCTGGAACTCAATATACTACAGTATTTAATGTTACTTTGGTATCATCTCTACAAGGATCCGGATCTAATCAATATTATCTTGTTAATGTTAGTAATCCATCAGGTTCTGTACCTTCTAATAGTCATCCGTTGGCATTAACATTCTCAAGAACTGGTGATGCTGGAGGAGGAGGTGGTGGTGGAGGTAGCAGTGCATTAACTACACTTGCTTTTTTAAATTCTTAATAAATATTTTTAATAGGAGAAACACTCTAGAGAATGGCTAATCCAAATATAATAAATGCAACAAGTATCTACGGAAAATCGGCTGGTCTTGGACTTGGAACTGTTGGTTCCGCAATAGTATCAAATCCAACATCTAGTGGAAAAATTATTAAAATTAATACTTTAACCGTTGCTAACGTTGATGGAACGAATGCTGCCGATCTTACAGCATATGTGAGCAAAGCTGGTACTAACTATATGCTTGCATGGACTGTATCAGTTCCTGCTGATGCAACTCTTGTTTTAATTTCAAAAGATACTTCAATATATCTTGAAGAAAATAGTGGATTATACTTATATGCAAGCAACACTTTTGATCTGCACGCATTCTGTTCTTATGAAGAAATTAGTTAATTATGGGATATTATACTAAAAATGGTGGTTTAATTGGATTTGGTAATATAAGTGAAAAAAGAGGAGTTTATGATTTAATTGCATCACAAGTTATCGGTGATGCGCTATATTCATTTACTAGTTTCACATTTACTAGTGCAGGAGTAAGTGGATATCAAGGACCAACTCTTGCTCAGTGTCAAAGTGCATATTCTGGTGCTGTATTTTTGACATCTTATTTTTCTGTAAGTGGTGGAATACAGCAATGGACTGCTCCGGAAACTGGCACATATGAAATAGAGTTGAGAGGTGGAAGTGGTGGAGGTAATACGACAGGTACTTATAATCCACGTGATCCTGGACAGGGAGCACTTATCATAACAAGAGTTAACTTGACAAAAGGAACAGTTTATAATATTGTTGTTGGACAAACACCAACTGGTGCGGTATCTAAAAATGGATCTGCCGGTGGTGGAGGAACTTGGATTTATACTGGTTCTATTGGAGGTTCTGGTTTAGTTGCTGTTGCTGGTGGTGGAGGAGGATGGGGACATGGAAATAGCACCAGCAATGGTGGTAACGGATTGGGTGGAAATAATAATTCTAATGGTGATAGTAGACGAGTTGCTGTAAATACTATTATTAATGGAAGAACTGGTAATGGTACTGGATCTACTAACGGTATTGGGTATGGTGGTGGACTTTCTACAACAGGAAGTTTTGGTGGTTCTGCTGGCGGTGCTGGTTGGTTGAGTGATGGTTCTGACCTTGCTAGTCAAGCAGACGGTGGTCATAGTTCCGGAACTCCCAATTGGCAAGGTGGTACTTCTACTGACACTACTGCTCTATATGGGGGATTTGGGGGTGGTGGAGGATCTAACGGAAATGGTGAAGGCGGCGGTGGCGGCGGCGGATATACTGGTGGTCCTGCTGGTAATGATTGGTCAGGTAGTACTTGGGGAAATGCTGGCGGAGGAGGATCTTATTGGACTGGAACACTTGTTTCTGCTACTGCAGGTGCTGATGGAGGAACTGGTGGTCATCTTAGAGCGAATGCAACAAATGGATATGCAAAAATTACTAGAGTATAGAGGTAATATAAAATGAGAAGAAATTCGGGAATAATTGGTCAAAAACAACAAATATCTTTAACTAGTGCATCTGGTGTGCATGAGATTTTTGATAATTATAATGGGGAAATAGATGGTAAATGGCCAATAGTTAAGAAAGTTACAACTATATCTAATAGTAATGGTACAACTTTTCCTGAAGGTTCTACTTCAACTTTTAGTATAACTACAGAAGGATTTAATAATGGTGATATTGTTTATTGGACTATTGCTAATGTATCTGGTACTTCTTTGTCAGCAGCTGATTTTGATCTGGGATTAAGTGGAAGTATTACTATAACTAATAATACTACTAGTGTTGCTATCAAACCGACTGCTGATGGACTTGCTGAAAATAATGTTGTTAAATTGCAAATAAGACTAGGTTCAACATCTGGTCTAGTTTTAAATGAAACTGCTAATTTGACTGTAACTGATGCCGCACTTCCTGTCGGAACTGATATTACAACATCTTTCTACGAAATAAGCAATAGATTTATTGATTCGCAATCATATATGGGAACTACTAGTGACTATAATGGTCCATATGATGTTGGTCAAGTTCAAACTGATTTTACTGGTACGGGAAGAGTTTATATTGGAGTAAAAGTAACAGCATCAACCACTTTTTATAATGATATTCCAATCGCTGGTGTTCAGGTTATATCTGGAACTACTCTTGTAGCATCTTGGATCTTTAATACTAGTACTGGAGGTAGTGGTTCTGCATGGCAGACCTATACATCACAAATTGGTGGAACTTCTACTCAAGGTTTTCCTGTGACACCCGCAACGGCATCTGGTTATACCTATACGAGTATAACAACTAGTGCCAGTATTAGTAGATTTAGTTGGGCAACATCCACTGGTTCAAGTTACACAGGTGCTGCAGATGGTATTAGTAGTACATATAAATTTTCTATAAATGGTGGATCTAATACTCTCGCACCTGTAGGTAATGGAACAATTTTACAATCATCTTCCACTTATTATGCATATCGTGAGACAAGTGGGTCTACACGATATTCTGGAACTGTTATGAGGAGTCCTACATACACTTTTAGTGGTGGAGAATATATAAGAGTTATTCATGCTCTTACGGGTCCTACCAGTATGAGTTCAACAATGAATGGAACTGATAGTTTATATGTTGCTGTTTATTAAGGAGATTTAAAATGCTTTATTCATACAAAGAACAATATCCAGGACCATTACCAGAAAGAATTCGTCTTTCTGATGGTAGCACGAGAACAGATTCTTCTACATTTACTGAAGAAGAACTCACTGATGCGGGGTATGTTGCTGCAGGAGATTCGCCACCTTTTGATGGTGATACTCAAAAGGTAGTTTGGAATGGTGTTGCATGGGAAGTTGTTTCATTAACCGCAGAAGAAATTAATTCTAGAACGGCAGAACTCTGGACAGAAGTTAGAGAAACTAGGGATTTAAAGATTAATGAAGTTGAATGGAGAGTTATGAGAAATTTGAGTGAAACTAGACTGGGTATTACTACTACAACTGATAGTATTTCTGATTTAGACACATACATTCAGGCACTCAGGGATATTACATCTTCCACAACAAATCCATTAGAAGTTGTTTGGCCAACACTTGAAGAATTGAATTCTGGTGGAGATAGTTCAACTTCATGATATTATATGATATAATATTTGGATAATATAGAGTGATCTAAATAAGTCACTATGGTTCTTACAGAAGATATGAATTTTACAATCTATTCAAAAGAAGACTGTCCATATTGCCAAAAAGTCAAGACTGTTTTAGAGTTGACAGGCAGTAAATTTGTGGTGTATACTCTTGGAGAGGACTTTACCAGAGAGCAGTTTTATGCCGAATTTGGTGAAGGATCTACCTTTCCACAGGTACTTTGTGATGAGAAAAAACTAGGAGGCGCAGTTGATACAATCAAGTTTCTCAGAGAACAACAAGTCGTCGGATCCTGACATAAATAAAAATAACCACAGTAATCGTGGTGTTGAATTCATTCTTAATGGAGGAAAAAGAAAGCAGACACACCCATTCCACATCATCTTTGAGAAGATGGTTTGCTTTCTAAATCGGGAAGTAAACATCTACTTTGAGTTTTCCTTTAGCACAAGGAAGAGAAATTTAGTTTCCCGGAGAAAGAAAAATGTTAGCAGTTAGTTTAGTTTTTGGTTCGTTTTTGACTATTTTGTTTCTCATAATGGGAGTGGTGATTGGATGGACTGCACGAGAATATATGATGAATTATCGGGAAGTGCCAAGACCTCATCCTGAAATGTTTGACAACCAAGGGAATTTAATACCTGATGAAGTAATTGCATTTAATTTTGAAAACTATCATGACAACAGCACAGAAGAAGACGACTACGACGAGTCTTGAATTACCAAAAAATCCTTTTGTATTTGAAATTTTAGATTTAGTATCGAAGCAAAGATCCAAAGCAAAAAAAGTTGAAGTTCTCAAAAAATATGATGATCCTTCATTGAAAGCAGTGCTTATTTGGAATTTTGATGATAGTATTATTACACTGCTACCAGAGGGTGAAGTGCCTTATTCTGGATATGAAGAGCAATCAAAAAATAAAGGATCTTTGACTACTAAAATTACAGAAGAAGTCCGTAAGATGCACACTACAGGATCTTTTTCTCTGGGTGCAAGTGATAGACAAGGACATACTACTATCCGTAGAGAATTTAAACACTTTTATCAATTTATTAAAGGTGGTAACGATGGTCTTAATAATATTCGTCGTGAAACCATGTTTATTAATATTCTCGAAGGACTTCATCCACTTGAAGCAGAGATTCTTTGTTTGGTAAAAGATAAAAAACTCTCTGATAAGTATAAGATCACCAAAGAAATTGTTGCTGAAGCATATCCTGATATTAAATGGGGAGGTCGTTCGTAATGGCAAATAAACTGGCAGATCCGCCAAAGAAAAAAGAAAAAACTATGGAACAACCTAGCATCAAACCATTAGGTCCAAAGTATGGATGTGAGGTTTTGCAAGAAAAAACAACACGCCAGTTAGCAAACGATAAGACTCTCCCAAATGATGCGTATTTGATTACTTATGTTGTTGATGGAGAAACTTACATGGATTTGACTCGTTGTAAGAGTCAGGTAAGTTTGTTTGATATGTACTATGATACTTATGGTGCATTATCAGTGCAAAACATTGAGTATGGATACGGTACAGTCAATCCAAAACTCTGGGGCAATAAGGCACCCGAAACCAAAAAGCGAAAGTGATTCCCAAAATCGGCGGAAAAAAATCCCGGTAAAAATTTTCTCTCTAAGGTTTTTTAAAATTGTAATACAAAAAGTTGTATCAAACCGAACTTTTTGTAGTGGTTAATACAACCACTTGACTATATAGAATATCGGGTCTATAATAGACCTGTCGTTCATCGGGGAAACCCGACGCAAGTAAGTCGCGGAACGGAGCATCGTTCATCCCATGTTTGAATTATTACTTTATACAACCTTAAATTGCTCTGAGGCAAGAGAATTAATTTCCTCTATCAGAGATCATTCGGATCTACCTGATGCCGTAAAGGTTGAGCTTGTAGAAACGATTAAGGACGCTGTAACAGTAAGAGATTTTTGTAACTGGGACGCAAACGACTGAAGGAACGGGAATACGGATCCTGCGTAAGCAGAGAAGGTTAACTTTCCATTTCTTTAGGAGTAAAATCATGGCAAAGGTAGTTTATCGTGGTGTAACATACGACACCGTAGAGCGTCGTGAAAAGCAACACGCAAACCAACAAAAGCGTTGGTTTAGTGAAATTTATCGTGGTATTAAGCATGATAAACAAGTAGTAATTGTAGGAAGAGAAGAATGATCTTTCAACTCTTGGGACTTAGTTCTTTGGGTATGATAGCATTCATTAGTCTAATTTACGGAGAAGTTTTACTTCTTAGTAAAATTCAAAAATGATCTTAGAGTGGGGGGTTGACTTCCCCCTTTTTTTTGTCTAAAATGTGAGTAGTAAGAACCTTTTTATGGACAGAGAAAGACTTAAATTGATTGTTCGAAACCTAGAACTATTGGTAGACTCACTAAAAGCAGAAATTTTGTCCGATGTTGACGCATATAAATATGAAAGTCAAGTCGATCCTTATGTAAGTTACGACGAAGTTTTTGAGGACGACGATGACTGATAGAGCAACTAAACTTTTAAAACTCCTGAAAAGAATGTTGAAACAGGAGCATCTTTATACCGAAGAACAAATTATAGAGATGAAAAGAAATATTCGTTCGGTAGAAGAAGAACTTGATAGAATTAAACTAGAAACATCAAAAGGATTTAAGAAATGAACGCAAAACTGGTAAGTATCACTCCCGATGCCGAAAAGACCATGGCATATATTGCCCGTGTGTCGAATCCAAACAATCAAGATAATGAGAATTTTTCTGGATTGTTGAAGTATTGTATCAAGCACAATCACTGGTCTGTATTTGAGCAGAGTTATATGACACTGGAACTTAAGTGTTCCCGTGCAATCGCGGCTCAAGTGCTTCGTCATAGATCCTTCACATATCAAGAATTTTCACAACGCTATGCGGATTCAACTCTTCTTGGTGAAGAGATTCCTATTCCAGAATATCGTCGTCAAGATGTAAAAAATCGTCAAAATTCGATTGATGATCTCGATCCAGTAACTGTGGATAAACTGGAGCGTCAGACAAAGACATTATTTGATTCTGCCATGGCACTCTATGGTCAAATGCTTGATCTTGGCGTGGCAAAGGAATGTGCTCGTATGGTGCTTCCTCTGGCAACGCCTACCAAAATCTACATGACAGGATCATGTCGTTCATGGATTACATATATTGCTCTTCGTGAAAAAAATGGAACACAAAAAGAGCACATGAAACTTGCTAAAGATTGTAAAAGAATTTTTGTAGAGCATTTCCCAACTTGTGCCGAAGCACTTGGAGGTTTAGATGTAGATTGGGTATTGTAATGTAGTGAATGTATAAATAGATATAGTGTATGTTATATCTATGAAAGCAATAACACTTAATGAGGGACAAAAATTTAATAGGTGGGAAGTTATAAGTTCTTCCCCCACAATTCAATATTTTGGAACAAGTAATCGTCCTGTTAGATGTTTTCTATGTAAATGTGAATGTGGAGTAGAAAAATTAGTTAGAGGTGATTATCTAACAAGAGGAACAAGTAAAAGTTGTGGTTGTCTTAGATCTGATAGAGCTAAGGAAACTGGAAGAAAACAAAAAACAATAGAATCTTACCACAATAAAATTTATGGTGATTGTAAAAGATCTGCTAAACACAGAGGAAAGGAGTGGTCTTTAACAAAAAAAGAACATTTTGACATTATTACAAAATCCTGTTATTATTGTGGAGAACCTCCAATTTTAAGAGAAAGTAATGTTGGTATTCCATTCTCACATTGGGGGATAGACAGACAAGATAACAGTGTTGGGTATACTTCTAACAATTCGGTATCTTGTTGCCACATATGTAATACTATGAAAATGGATTTATCTCTAAATAAATTTTCTGAACACATAAAAAAACTCTCTAAAAGATCTTTAGAGTGGGTCTAAATATTTTTGTATTGAATTCTTAACAATGCCCACATATCCTATAGTAAATAAAAAAACTGGTGAACAAAAAGAAGTGACTATGAGTTACACTGTTTGGGATCAATGGAAAGAAGATAACCCGGATTGGACACGAGATTGGTCTGATCCATCTACTGCACCAATGGCAACTGAAGTTGGTGATTGGAGAAATAAACTTAAAACGAAGTATCCTGGGTGGAATGATGTTCTTCATAAAGCATCTAAAATGCCAGGCGCAAATGTAAAAAAATTAGGTTAACATGACAAGAAGAAAAAGAGCGTCTGCAGAGCAACCAATTGGGGTTGGACTCACCACAAAGCAGATGAAGAGGAAGAAACCTCTTAGCCAAGAATATCTAGTTGATATTGGACCACTTACAGAAAATCAAAAAGTTTTATTTGAGTCTTACAAGAAAGGAAAACATTTAGTTGCTTATGGTTGCGCGGGCACAGGTAAAACTTTCATCACACTTTACAATGCACTGATGGATGTTCTTTCAGAGAATACTCCATATGAAAAAATTTATCTTGTAAGATCTCTTGTTGCTACCAGAGAAATTGGGTTTCTCCCTGGCGACCATGAAGATAAGGCAGATATTTACCAAATTCCTTATAAGAATATGGTAAAGTATATGTTTCAAATGCCATCCGATGCTGACTTCGAGATGCTGTATGGCAATCTTAAATCTCAAGAAACTATTAAATTCTGGAGTACATCATTCCTTCGTGGCACCACACTTGATAATGCTATTGTAATTGTTGATGAGTTTCAGAATCTTAATTTTCATGAATTAGATTCTATTATTACTCGTGTCGGCGAAAATACTAAAATTTGTTTTTGTGGAGATGCAAGACAGTCTGATTTGACAAAGACCAATGATAAAAACGGTATTATTGACTTTATGAATATCTTGCGTAAAATGACATCATTTGATATAATTGAATTTGGAATCGAAGATATTGTTCGTTCCGGTCTTGTCAAAGAATATCTTACAGCAAAAATTGATGCAGGTTTTTAATGTTTAATCATATTGATTTGAATCTTCCATCTCTCGACAGAGAAACTATTGATGGAGTTCGTTATTATAAAGTACCAAATCAAGAAGATCTTATTCGACTGGTCTCCATTACTTCGGTGACCAGTCATTTTAATAAGGAAATCTTTGTAAAGTGGCGCAAAAAAGTTGGTGAAGAAGAGGCAAATCGGATTACCAAGGCTGCTACAAGTCGTGGTACTGATATGCACACTCTTGTTGAGCATCATCTTAAAAATGAGGATTTACCAAAAGTTCAACCGATTTCAGATTTTCTTTTTAAAATCTCCAAATCAACACTTAACAATATAAATAATATTCATGCTTTAGAAAGTTCCCTATATAGTAAGGAACTTGGTATTGCTGGGACTGTTGATTGTATTGCCGAATATAACGGTGAGTTAGCGATAATCGACTTTAAGACATCTGCGAAACCAAAACCAGAAGACTGGATCGAACACTATTTCGTTCAATGTATGGCATATGGTTGTATGCTTTACGAAATGACCGGTATTATGGTCAAAAAACTTGTGATCATCATGGCATGTGAAAATGGAGAATGCGTCGTTTATGAACAAAGAGACAAAGCAAAGTACATCAAACTTCTCGACAAATATATTAGAAAGTTTGTTGGAGATAAACTGGAACAATATGGAACCAAACAAGGAACTGGAACAAGCGATAGAGAAGAAGTTTCTAACGCCGTCTAGGTTTGCCCTAGAGATTGAAAAAATCGTTGCCGAAGAAAAACTCAATTATATTGATGCTATTTGTCACTATTGCGAAATCAATCAGATTGAGGTAGAATCGGTTACTAAGTTAGTATCAAAACCACTCAAAGAAAAATTGAAGTGGGATGCGACTCAACTTAATTTTATGAAAAAAACTTCAAGGGCAAAACTTCCTCTATGATCGTGACACCATTTGAAACTTATCAACATTATTTGTCACTCAAAAATCATTTTACAAATCCAAAATACGATTTCTTTAAATACGGAGCAAAAACTAGGGCAAGTGTGGCGTCATTTAACAAACGACGCGACAAATACTGGTTTGAGAAGACTTCTCGTAAGTATTCTGATAAAGAAATCGTAGATTTTTTAGTATCTAATTTTGTTGCATCTACTAACCCAGAAAACTTATGGATTGGAGAAATTATCAATTCTGGCGAAAGAAACTACGCCGAGTGGATGAAACGACAGCAGAGTTTGAGTTACTTGTACAAAGAACAAATGCAAGAATTCTTCTCGGAAAACAAATTAGAGGATGCCTTCAATTGTTCCAAAGGACATCCACTAATACTCAAAAAGTTCCTTGGTGGAGAAATATCCATTGAGACCTTATTAATCTGTGAGAAGATATTTTGTTTTAGAGAAAGGTTTAATAAAAAACTTCTGGACCCTGTGTGGGAGTGTGTTTCCTTAAAGATTAAAAAATATTCACCGTTTCTTCAAGTAGATATTTTTAAATATAAAAAAATACTCAAAGAAATAATTTTATAATTGGCGGGCAGCAAAGTCGGGTAGGGGTATTTGACTTGCGTAAGTCCCGCCTTTACAATATAAATAATATTACCCCTACTAAAAGAATATGTTAAATGTATCAGGTATTAACAGTGCCCTTAATATTGACGGACCTAATTTTATAGAAGACATATCAATTACAGATTCTGAAAAATTTCCATCTAGAGAAGTTCAAAAAGAACAATCTCGTCAAAAATGGAGAGAAAAAAATCCAGATTATGAAAAGAAAAGATGGGCAAAAGGATTAACCGAAGAACAAATTTTAGCTAGACGAGATAGAGAAAAGAAGCGGTATTGGGAAAATAAAAAAGATAGGGAAACCCGTAAAAAACGGGCAAGAGAAAGAAAACAAAGGTTAAAGAACAATTCATAAATATTGATATGTTCCGTTATAAAAAGATTTTGAGGCAGATTGTAGATGAGTGATTTTTTCGAGTCAGAAATCGTCATGGAAGAACTCCGTGAGATTAATAAACTTCAAGAGGAAATCTATCTCAATATTATGAAATTTCCTCATATGAGTAAAACTGAACAAGTGGAACATGTTGATAAACTATCTACATTATTAGAAAAACAAAAAGTTATGTATGCCCGTCTGTCATTATCAGACGATCCAAAAGCAGTGGAGATGAAGAAAAATCTTCAAAAATCCATGACACTTATGGGATTTTCCCCAGACACTGACATGAACTATCTGTTTAATACTTTTGGTGCGACTATTGATTCTCTCAGAGAAAGTCTTGACACCTGAGGGCAACGCTGTTATACTATCCAAGTCGATCCAACAAACCCGACAAACCCGACAAATCCAAAAAAATCCGAGGTAATCCAAATGTCTTTTGCTGATCTTAAAAAGCAATCCAAACTGGGATCTTTGACCGCCAAACTGGTCAAAGAAGTCGAAAAAATGAGTAATGCAAACGCTTCAGGTGATGAGCGTCTGTGGAAACTCGAATGCGATAAGAGCGGTAATGGTTATGCCGTAATCCGTTTCCTTCCTGCTCCTAATGGCGAAGATCTGCCGTTTGTGAAACTCTATTCACACGCATTCCAAGGTCCTGGTGGTTGGTATATTGAGAACTCTCTCACCACCATGAATCAAAAAGATCCTGTGTCTGAATACAACACGATGCTGTGGAACAATGGCACCGATGCTGGCAAAGATCAGGCACGTAAGCAGAAGCGTAAACTCACCTACATTAGCAATATCTATGTGGTGAAAGATCCTGCCAACCCCGAGAACGAAGGTAAAGTCTTCCTGTATAAGTTCGGTAAGAAGATCTTTGACAAGATCACTGCCGCAATGCAACCTGAGTTTGAAGATGAAGAAGCAATCGATCCCTTTGACTTCTGGCAAGGTGCCAACTTCAAACTGAAGGCAAAGAACGTTGCTGGTTATCGTAACTATGACTCTTCAGAGTTTGCCCGCCAAGAAGCACTGCTTGATGATGACGATGCAATGGAAGCGATTTGGAAGAAAGAATATTCTCTTCAAGACTTTGTTGCTCCCGATCAATTCAAGTCTTATGATGACTTGAAGAAGCGTATGGATTATGTGCTCGGTAATAAGGGCACTCCTCGTTTCCAAGATCAAGAAACAATCGAGGAAGAAGAAGAGTTTCGTCAGCAGAATCGTGGAGATGTAGCACCTTCTGTTCCCCAATCACTCAAAGATGAACTTGATAGTCTGAGTTCTTCTAAAATGACTGAAGATGAGGACGATGATGCAATGTCCTACTTTGCCCGTCTTGCCGAAGATTGATAGAGTTGGGGAGGGAAACCTCCCCCTTTTTTATGCAGGTGGTATGGTATTTCTAGTATTCTCTGTTATAATTAATCTTTCATCAATGTATTGAGAAGAAGTTTGATAAGTCATGATTTGTCTCATGTCATTCAAGAATTGTTGTAAGTATCTTGGTTTTAAAAGATATATATTAGATTTTTCTTGATTTTTTCTAACTTCGTATTCATAATTTGTAATTCCTCTGACTGGATTTAATTTTTGTGCAGTATAATCATCTGGATTAGGAATTTTAAAATCGCTATTAACTTCTTTTCCTTTTGGTAAAATTAATCGACCATTATTATCTTTTACTTCAGTTGTTTCATAGTGGTGAATTGCATTGATGTCATCATACTTATTATTAGCGTATTCATATAGATGATAATTTGATAGAGGCCATTCATCTCTTATGTTAACAATACCTGCAGTCATTATAACAACCCAATCTAGTTCTGCACTTCCATATAATTCTTCGGCAATCGTGTCTGGTCTTGCACCTTCTACAATTTCATACTTATTAAACAAAGTAAAAACATTTTGGAGGTCATCACGAAGTTTGTTTCTTCTAAAAAGATTTTTTACCGCAACGTATTGATCAGAAGTATTTCTATTTGTCAGTGGTGATTGATAAAGTAAATTTGGTAGTTCTCTGAAATATCCCATTTTAGTATCCTGTTCCGCCTACGTCATCGTGATCACTATAATATACTGGTGATAACTCTTGAAATGCTAATTGCATCGTACTCGAAACTGGAGCACCATCAGCATAAGTAGCATAATTTCCTTCACCAGTATAATTAATGCTCATATTTGTGAGAGCACAAAGTTTAAACCTATTTAAATAATTACTTCCCTTACCAATATATGATAATTTAAAAATATTCGGAGTTTGCATAAACTTATCTCCTGGAGATGATATTGGACTCATGTTTTGTTTAAAAACCCTCATGATATCTTTAACCATCACTGCTTCTTTTTGATATCTTGGAGTGAATTTAAATTCGAAATTAAATTGTCTTAAAGTTGGACCACTAAATAATAATTCCATATTTGGATTTATTATTGATCCAGTTGCTCTTGCAAATAATTGATCTGTGCTTACGTTTGCTCCTAGACTAGAAACTGCCTGTGAAGCAAAAAATAACCGCAACGCAGCTTGTACTTTTCGATCTTGCGCTATTTTTGCAGCATCAATTGTACTTGATGCTAATGATGTTGCTAATTCTTCTGGACTACCAGAAGATATTCCCTTTAGAGCAGTGCCAATAGCAGCAGCATAAAAATTGTTTAAATTACTTTCGCCAAAATTTGTTGCATTAGTATCAGATACTTGTCCAGGAATTGGTAATATTATTGATCCCAACCGATTTTCTGCAGTAGGATTACGAGCACCTCCAACAAATGGGTTATCAAAAGCATTCTGGTTTCTTACATTAATTATTGTAGTTCCCTTTTCAATATAATCGGTTCCATCTTTATTCTTTTCAAATACCTTTACTTGCTCTCCTGATGTATAACTAATACCTTCTGATTTTTTTCTTTCATACTTAATAATATCAAATTTTATATGATCTTGATCAAGATTAATACTTGCTATGGGATATCTTAAATTTGATTCTAATTTTTTTATATTACGTCCAGCACCCAATTTTTCTATTTTGGGATCTTTATTGTAATCAGCATGGTCTTCTGTTATTCCCTCTCTACGACCATCAGGACCATAAACATTTCCAAGCACTTCATAGTATTGGGGGTTGCCAGCATTATTAGGAGTATTATTAGGAGTATTATTAGGAGTAGGTCTGGGTCTTCCTCCACTATATCTTGTTCTACTTGCTCCTGTGTATGTCATTATCGTTTTTTCTAACTATTTAGAATGAATTTTTGAATTGGAAGCTCTCTTGCATCTGCAAGCTCATCTGGATATATTTGGTATAATGATCCAACAACTTCTTCCCAAGAATATTGACGATATTGTCTCCAGTGATAATTGATTCCACGAAATCCCCAACGAAATATATCAGTAACTGCCACCAAAGGATTTTGATCGTATTGTATTAGAGGAGTTTTCGGTCTATAAACAAATACATAATACTTTCCAACATCTGGAACAAGCGTAGAGTCACTACTAAGAGCATTCATTAATTCCATCATGATATCATCGGCATCTTCTGTGCCAATTAGATTATCAACCACTCCACGAATGCGATTGCTATTAATGTCTGTTGGATATCTCATTTATGAATTCCCAATTCGTCTTCGGTGATTACTTTAAATTCCCATTGACGATCTTCACAGAAATCTTTTGCTGCTCTCCACTTTGCCTGATTTCTTACATACTCTTTGACTTCGTAAATATATCCTTTAGTCTTTCTTTTTGGTCTTATTGGTTCAACACACTGCTTTTTGGGTTTTACCTCAATTAGCATTTTTTTAATTGCACCATTAGATTCTTTTACTTTGATGTAGAAGTCAGGATAGTAACGATGAATTCTATTATCCAATGGTGAACGATAAGGGAGTGCAATTTCTTCACTTGCCCATTCTAAAATATTTTCATTCTTATCACAATAAACCATAAACTTTCGCTCCCATAGAGAACGATATACTATATTTGATGGATTACCTTTATATTTTTTAGGAAAGGATGGTTGGTATTTTCCTTTATATGCCATCTAAATACTTAATAATGTAGGATTCGTATAAGGTATTTAGGATGCCAAGGATAAATGACTTAAAAGTAGGTGCTATCGAAAGAAGTCAAATTACCAATGTATCATTATCGAATTATTATCAAGTTCATATGACTGGACTTTCGGAAGGAAGTGGTCTTATGAAATTTCTTAAAAAATATGGATTAAAGGTGGATTGGTTGAGCAATAATCTTGGATTGATGTGTTCTGAGGCAACACTTCCCACTAGTTCTCTTGCCACAGCAGAGGTAAAAGATAATTTTCATGGTATTAATGAGCAATATGCTCATACGAGATTATATACCGATAGTGATTTTACTTTTTATCTTGATGGGGATTATCGAGTTTTGAAATTTTTTGAGGGTTGGATAGATTATGTTGCCGGTGAAAATAATTATCCAGTGAATAAGCAAGGTGGTCAAGTTTCGGTAGCACATGATGGATATTATAAAAGATTCAATTATCCTTTAGATCCCATTGATGGGTATAAATTGGATGGACTGTATATAACAAAGGGTGAAAAAGATTCAAACGAAAGAGAGAGACCAATTATATCCTATAGATTTTTTCATGCTTTTCCTAAAGCAATTACTTCTATTCCAGTTTCTTATGGAAGTGCAGAAGTTTTAAGAGTTACAGTTTCTTTTGCTTATGATAGGTATATTGTTGAGCAATATAGAGGATGGAATAAAGGTCCTTTTCATGATTATCCTACTAATAAAACAGGATTGAACATTGATGGGGATGATCAAGTAGGTCTTCCTCCTGGCGTGGGGTAATAAATAATCATACCTGAATTGTATCAAACAGTATGCCTTTACCCAAGATTTCGACACCGACATATGAGTTGGAATTGCCTTCAAATGGAAAATTAATTAAATATCGTCCATTTCTTGTAAAAGAAGAAAAAATTCTTATCATGGCACTGGAGAGTGAAGATCTTAAACAAATTTCAAATGCAATTAAAACTGTTATATCAGATTGTATTATTACAAGAGGAATTAAAGTAGATCAGTTATCAACTTTTGATATTGAATATTTGTTTTTAAATGTTCGTGCAAAATCCGTAGGAGAATCTGTAGAAGTAAGTGTAACATGTCCAGATGATGGAGAAACACAATTACAAGTTGAAATTGATATTGATTTAATTAAGGTTCAAAAGAATCCTAATCATAGTAATATTATTAAATTGGATGATAATCTTTCGGTTAAAATGAAATATCCATCTTTAAATCAATTTGTTGAAAGTAATTTTGAAGTTGATAATAAAAATGAACAAGTTGATAAGTCTATTCAAGTGATAGCATCTTGCATTGGTCAAGTATTTACTGATGAAGAATCTTGGGATGCTTCTGATTGTAGTAAGAAAGAATTGAATGATTTCATCGAGCAAATGAATACCAAACAATTTAAGAAAATTGAAGAATTCTTTAACACGATGCCAAAATTATCACATACAATTAATGTGAAGAATCCAAAGACAGGTGTGGAGTCAGAAGTTGTATTGGAAGGGTTAGCAAGTTTTTTCAGTTAGCGCTGGCTCATGAGAGTTTGGAAAATTATTACAAAACAAACTTTGCCTTGATTCAGCACCATAAATATTCATTGACGGAACTAGAAAATATGATACCTTGGGAAAGAGAAATATATGTTTCTCTTTTGCAACAATATATTGAGGAAGAAAATTTAAAACAGCAAAAACAGAGTGGTATTTAGTAGTCAAAGTTTTACGGCACCTACTTTAGATAAAAAACCAAAGTTGGGGAAGAAAATGATTTCTTCTTCAGTTTTTCGTGGTGCCTTTAAATCTATTGGAAAATCGACTACTATCAAAATTCCTAAAGGAATGCAAATAGGGGCAAGTAAGTCTTATGTTGATCCAAGTTATTTAAGAAAAGAAGAAAGCACGCCAATTGAACAAACATTAGTAGAAACAAACAATATTCTTATAGAAATACAAAATCAGTTAGCAACTGATTTTGCTTATAGGATTGCAAAAGAGAAAGAAGATATACAAAAAATAAAAATTACATCTGATAAGGAAAAAAAGAGTAGGGCAGAAGCAGGTGTAGAAAGTGTAAAAAAAATTGGTGGTTTTGTTAAAAATCAAGTTGATAAAGTTACTACTCCTGTAAAAGGATTTTTTCAAAAAATACTTGACTTTTTTGGTGCCATTATTACTGGATTTGTAGTTAATAAGGCGATTGATTGGTTAACAAAACCAGGTAATGCTGAAAAAATAGCGGGGATATTTACTTTTATTGGGAAACATTGGAAACCAATTCTTGCTGTTATTGGCGGTTTTCTTTTAACTAATGTTGTATTAAAAATTTATCGATTATATAAACTTATCCGTGGAGCACTGAGACTTATTGGTATTGGTAGACGTGGTGCTGGTGCTGGTGCTGGTGATGCTATAAGGAGAGGTGGTTTAATTAGAAATGCTGCCGGTGGTAGAAGAGGTGTTAATGTTGAGATGGAAAGAATTACCAGAGCAAAACCTGGTTCTGGTGGACTACTTCATGAGAGAGTAGATGTATATAAGAGAACTAAAAATCCAGTAGCAAAGGCAGTTCAAAAAGCAGAAGTATTATCAAAGTTAGCTGGTAAAAAGGTAGTAAAAGCACTTGGTGCAAAAGGTCTCATGAAATTTTTGAGACCAGTATTTAAAAGAGTACCTGTATTTGGAGCACTAATTGATTTTGCCGTGTCTCTTGCTCTTGGAGAGCCAATAGGTAGGGCAGCAGCAAAGTCGGTTGGTATGTTGCTTGGTAGTGCTTTAGGAACATTAATTCCAATTCCTGGTGTTGGAACATTTGCTGGGGGTTTACTTGGTGACTTTGTTGGTGGTAAAATTTACGATGCAATTGTTGGAGAAAAACAGGAAGATCCTTTAAAAATGAATAGAGGTGGTATTGTTCCTGGACCCAATATTAATAAGGACATTGTGCCAATACTTGCTACTCCTGGAGAGGCTGTTGTCCCTAAAAAAGAAACAGCAAGATTTTCGGGATTTTTATCTGATATTATTAGTAATGGTGGAGAATTATTTGAGAAAATGTTTCTCTCATTGAGAAAACAAGAATATAATAATAATATATTTAAAGAAGCGAATGAAAAATTTGAAGAATCTATAGAAGTGCTTTCCAAGTACTTTAAAAAAGAAACATTAAAAGCGCTTGATCCCAACTTATATAATAAATTATATGGTGCCATTGGAGGACCACGAGATTCAATGGCAAATAAATCTTTGAATCCTGTGAAGAAAAATACTTCAAACATGTCAATGAGATCTATGAATAGGTCTCCATCGATTACAATGTTGCCTCCGATAAGTGCTGCCACTAATTTATCTGCTTCTAAAGTAAATTCAACACCCTCTGGTGGAGATTCGATAATTGCACTTGATGCAGAGGATAATGATAATTTTTATGTTTCATACTACACTGCATCTTCTCTTGGATTGGGAGTGTAATAAATGGAAAGCGTCGAGAATTTAAAACTTAATGTTAGTAATATAAAAAGTGTATTGACTACATCAAATAAAAATTTGAAACAGTTACAAATTAAAAAGACAAGTATATTAAGGAAACAAATACAAGGCGAAAAAAGATTTGAAAGAGAGAAAAAAATAGAGACCCCTAGAATTCCTGGATCCGAACTTGCCAAAGGAATTGTAAGAAAAATTGCAAGTCCTGTTATGGGAGTATTTGATAGAATAATGGGATTTTTCAGTGCTATATTACTTGGATTTGTAGTTAATAATTTGCCAAAAATAATTGCAGAGTTGACTCCTATTTTTGAAACTATGAAACCAATATATGAAGGTTTTATGAAAGGATTGGGATTTGTGATAAATGGAATAGGATTTTTGTATAATTCTGTTGCGCCATTATTTTTTAATGAAAATGAAGCACGAAATAATATTAAAACTGCAGAAGATACACTCAAATTAATTGATAAGGATTTAGATGAAGGTTTTGAATTGTCAAAAGATAATGATAATACTGAATCTGAGACAACTCAAACTCAAGAAGTAAATAATTATACGGATCCTTCTACGCCTGTCATTCAACAACAAACTCAAGTAAAACCGGAAATACAAAAAAGAAATACTGGTGGTTTAGTAAACAAAAGACAAAATGCGAATCTTCCACCAAGAAGAAATAATTATGAAAATGCAAAAACAAATCCTTTAAGGTTATTTGGAAAGGTAACAGAGCAAAACAGCGAAAATGTAAATCTATTTGAAAAAAATAATGATAAATTAGAAGAAATTGCAAAATTATTAAAATCATCAGAAAGGAAAAAATCTATTACTACTAATGATAATAAACCGGCAACTGATAATAAAGTTGTAATTAGTGATGGTAAAATTACCGGACAAATTGTTGGAAGAGTTGGGCATAGTGGGTATACGATCCCAGAAGGTCCAGAGGGTTCTCACATTCACATTGAAACTGGAAGGGGGGAAGGAGGAGCGGGAGGAGAGATTCCTTCATCAGTTTTGAGTAATATTATTGTTGGTGGTAAACCATTGTCTGATTGGCCTCAAACTTCAACAATTGGTGATGGTAGAGGGCACCGTGGATTGGATTATGGTATTCCGAAGGGGACACCAATTACTCTTAAAGGGGGATTGAAACTTGTTGATTATGATACGGTTAGAGATCCAAGTGGATATGGAAATAATATAGTTATTGTGGATAAATATGGAAATTATTATTTAATTGCTCACTTATCCAGTGGACCAGAGAAATCTAAAGATGGTGAAGGTGGGCAGTTAAATAATAGTATAACATCTAGACAAATAATTCCTTTAAGTGACGAAATTAAGAAACAAATTATTATAGTTCCTGTAGAAAAGTTAGTGCCTATTGAAACTCCAGTTCCAGTTACTGGCAATTCTACAAAGGTCTATAGACCTGGTGGAGGAAAAGATTATGGTGGACGACCTTTAAATCCCTGGCAAACGAGAGGACCTCAATAATGAATGCAGCACAAGCAAGTATATTTGAAGAATTTATAATTACATCTGATGACGGAAGTAATTCTGTAAATCTTTATGATGGTCAGATAAGAATTATTAGTTTTGATTACTTTGAATCTATATTATCACCGTGCATTACTGGCACAATTATAATTTCTAGTGGATCTGATGCTGCTGTATCGAGGGAAGATCCCCAAAATAGAGTAGGAAGTATATTATCGCATTTACCTCTTCGTGCAGGATCAATAATATCGACAAAAATACGCACAAAAAATGGAGTATTGAATTTTTCTGGAGATGATTATAAAGTTTTATATGTGACAAAGGTTGTTCCTCTAATCCAAGATTCTAATTCAGAAACAATATCTATAAAGTTTACATCTAAAATTGGATGGTTAAATGAAACTACCAGAATTACACGATCATTTAATGGAAAAATTACCAAATCTGTAGAATCTATATTAACAAAAGAATTGGGTATAAAATCTAATAAAATTTTTATTGAAGAAGCAATCAATAGTCTCACATTTACTGGAATGAGAAAGAGACCATTTGATTTATTAATAGGACTTTTATTAAAACAATCTATACCCCCCAATACAGTAAATCCTGGTTATTTTTGTTATGAAACAAAGAGTGGATTTAATTATGTTTCTATTGATACTTTGATAAATCGAGAGGAATTTAAAATTCCTTATGAATATAATGGCAAAAATATATCATCTTTTGAAACTAAAGATGACAGTGCTGATTTTAAGGTAGCAACATTTTCGACAGAAAAAGATCAAGATTTGTTGATGCAAATTAGATCTGGAATGTATGCTACAAAAAATTTATTTTTCAATCCACTAACTTTTAAATTTACCGAAATTGACATATCTGTGATAACAAATTCAAAGTTTTCTTCATTGGGTAAAAAACAAAAACTTCCAAGAATTTTAGATCAAGATTTCAATGAGGGGAAAAAATATCATCGAGTTCAGTCTGCTATCCTAGATATAGGAAGTAATACAGAAGAAAAAACTCAAAATAATAATCCAGAACTTTACTATGCAGCAGGAACTACTAGATATAATGCATTATTTTCTCAAATTCATAATGTAACAATTCCATCAAATATTTTACTTGAAGCTGGAGATTCGATTATTTTAAATATTGAAAGTATATCTAATGATAAGGTGCAAGGTGTTGATCAAGTTAAAAGTGGTAAATATATAATTAGGGGAATAAGGCATCATTTTACTCCTAAAGTATCTACTACTGGATTAAAACTTATTCGCGATTCTTATGGATTACATTTTAGTAAGAGCAAATAATGGAAGGACTAAATTCGGCACAATTTAATTTTTATGGTTTGGGGACAAATGAGTGGATAGGTATGATATTGCCCTTTGAATCCCAAAAAGATCAATCTACGGGAAAGAAAGGATTTGGTTTTCGTTATCGAGTGGCTATTATGGGTTATCATCCACTTGATAATAGTATAACTGATGAAGAAATTACTTATGCCATAACTGGATTCTCACCTGCTGATGGCGGCGGCGGTGGATCGTGTTATAAAACATCTAAATTGACTCAAGGAGATGTTGTTTTGGGTAAATTTTTAGATGGTGATAATAAACAATTGCCAATTATATTGCATGTTTTATGTAGAACGTCTGATATACAATATGGATATGGATCTGGTAGATTTGATCCAAAAACTGGATTTGTTGGAAGTAGAAAAAAGACATCATTAACAAAAAATCAAGAAACATGTGAACAAAAAGGAATATGCACGCCAAGACTAATACCTGGGAATGGGAAACAAGGTAGAACATCTCCATAAATAATTCAAAAAATATATGTCAGTTTGTGCAGATCCTATCAGTAATACATCTGGTCATGTAGTAATTCTTCCAGATCCTTGTAAAGATAATACCTTTGCGAAGGCAGAAGCATATCTGGAAAACTTTTTTGCTTTGGTAACAAAACCACTTGATTCATCCTCAAGTTTAGATCAAGAATTGAAAAAAACCGTGAAACTTCTTTCTATTGGTATGAAAGGTTTTGTAAATTCTGTTGTGGGAAGATTTCAAGATGAATTGATTGAAAGAATAAAAGGTGGACTTGCAGGACTGGAAAATGCAGTTAGATCTTCATATAAAGGAAATGAATTATTCAAAGCTCTTGATGAATTAGCAAAAAAACAAGGCGCTCAAATTGATCCAGTTGATAATCTGTTTAAGGCACTTGCTTGTTTGGCAAATAAGGTTACGGATGCCGCAGAAAAAATATTCACTGATTTGCTATCACAAGCAGTAAAAAATGTATTGAATGTCCCTATTTGTGCAGTTGAGCAAATATTGGGTGCATTTACTAATAAGATGATAGATATCATTGAGAGCACCGTTTCACCAATATTGGAACCGATTAAGAATGCATTAGAATTTGTTTTTGATGTAAGAGATTTTCTTGTTGGTGTAGTGAAAACATTGAGAAAGGTTGAAAATCTTTTAAATTGTAATGAGAAGAAAAAGTGTCCTCCATCTACAAAATATAAAATCAATCAAGGATTGTTGAGAGATAGGGGAGAAGGAGAGCAGAAAGACGCCTTTGATAGAATATTTGCAAAAGGAGCACTGTCAAGAGGTGCTGCAAATCTTGCAAATGATTTTGAAAATCAATATGGATCATGGTCTATATTTGGCGAGACCCTAGAAAATGCTGATCCAAATTCGGGTTGTTATACTGGAAATGTTGTCAGTTGTGGCACACCAAATGTAGAATTTTTTGGTGGTGATGGTGCAGGAGCATTTGGAAGAGTAATACTTGGCAATATTATTAATGAAGTTGATAGTGAAGGTGTAATTGATTCTGCACAAAGGACTGCAAGTATTGTTGGTGTAGAAATTCAAGATCCCGGAAGTGGATATACAACTCCACCAATTGTATCTTTTACTGATGCATGTGATAAGGGATATGGTGCATATGGCAGAGCAAACATAGATACAAATCCTAGTTCTCCAACTTATGGTCAAGTTACTTCTATAAGTATTATTAGTAAAGGAGAAAATTACCCAACGGAAGGTCTTATTGAAGATCCATTATACATTGAAGATATTGTAATTGAAAATCCCGGATCTGGATACTCTGAAGGTGATTCTGCTCAAGGGATTAAATTAACAATTCGTGATGGTCAAATTGTTGACACTGAAATTGAAAACTTAGGATACAATGGATTGCCTGACCTAAATATCAACAGTAACACTGGGTTTGGAGCTGTGCTAAGACCAATAATGGCAGTTGTTCCGCCACAGAGAGAAGTTATTCAAGTTATAGATTGTGTGAGGTAACATATGGCAAATTCTGATAGTTTATATCGAGAGGTTTGTAGTCCAAAATTAGTTATTGAGTCGAATTCTGAAGAGCAAACTACTGCCGGTAAATGTGCCTTTTCTATTAAAAGTGAAAACGAGTCTGGTATTCGTTGCTCACAAGGATTGTATGAAAATGGGATGTTTCATCAAGGAACAGAAGGACGGTTTGAAATAGAGTGTGGAGATAAAAATAGAGATGGACAACCAGATTTTACTTTAATTGCACATAATGGCAATATTCATTTTAATGCTGATAGTGGATCATTCGTTGTAGGTGCAGAAACAATTACTTTAAAGGCAACAGATGAAATTGTAATAGATGCTCCTTCAATTAGAATTGGAAATAATGAAGGGCAAACAAATAAAATTGAACTTCATGCACAAAATTTGATTCCTGTAGAGAATGGAAAAATAAAAAAATTTGAATTGAAAGAAGCACTAATGTCTTCAAGCACAGTTGCATCTTTTAAAGGGTCATTAGCTTCTGGAAATCCAAAATTAAAAGCATAAAAAATGGGAATACCAAGAATAAATCCAGATTTTTCTCAATTAGGTAATTCGATATTTGAAACCGTATATATTTACGATAAACTTTATGCGAATGAAATTGTTGTAGATAACACAATTTTTACTGGTGATGTTAATCTTGATGTTTTACGAGTAAGAAAATATTTTAGTGTAGGTACTAAGGAAAAACTTTTAAATGTTAATGATAATACTAAAAGAATTGGAATTAACACATTAAATCCTGATAGATCAATTGTTGCGATTGGTAATGTTGGAATAGGAGGAACGGTTGATATTAATGGTGGTAGGGTAGGTATTAATTCTGATTATATTGATCCAACAGGCAATAGAGTTCTTGAAGTTGGTGGAAGTATAAAGATCACAAAATACATTTATGATCAATTTGATAAAAGAGGTAATAATACAAACGTTCTTTCTGTTGATGCAAATGGAATTTTCTGGAAAGAATTAAGTACAGAAGTTCAGGAAGGTGTCTTTTTACAAGAAGAAGGTGTTGAAGTAGGACAAGGGGTTTCTTTCACAAATATTAATTTCGTGGAGAGAAACAGTCTTGGTATTTTGACCGAGACTCTGGGAATTACATCTTCCGGAATTTTAGGACTTGCCACTATATTTTCCAATGATTATTGGGGAAATGCAATAGGTGGTGACAAGGCAGTTGCCGATAATAACATTTATAGAATGACCAATGTTGGTATTTTTACCAATAATCCATTAGTTGCACTACAGATTGGTAAAAATACTTCTGGTGTGGTTGCCATTACATCGGAGGGTAATCTTGGAATAGGAACTACAAATCCAAGATTTCCTTTGGATGTTTATGGCGGTGTCTCTATTAGTGGTGTAACAACTCTTGCATCTGATGGAGGTATTACAACAACCGGTGGAGACTTATTTGTTGATAATGGTCTTTCTGTAGGAGGTGCTGCTACTATAGGAGGTGCTGCTACTGTAGGTGGTGAATTATTTGTTAAAGATGATTTATCTGTTTTTGGTGGAGATATAAAAACTAATCAATCCACATTTAACTTATTAAACACCACTGTAACCACATTAAATCTTGGTGGTGCTGCAACTTCTATTGAGATAGGTAAGAATGATGCTACGGGCATTATAAGCATAAATTCTACGAAGGATTCAACCAGTAAAACAACAGGCGCATTAGTTGTTGATGGTGGTGTAGGAATTGCAAAAAGATTAACCGTAGATAATGTAAGTATTGCTAATACAGTTGGTGTTGGAAGTACTGCATATTTTGAGGATGAAGTTGATATTGATGGCACTCTAATACTAAATTCTTTTATACAGGATGTTAATGATTCTACTGGTGGCGATAAAGATTATCGTCTTGCTGCAGTTGGAAGTGGTGTTTCTTGGAGACCTTCTGGTGTTCAAACAAAGAGAACTATTTGGGTTTCGGAGAGTGGTAACGATGCCAATAGTGGATTACTTGAGGGTGATGCAAAAAGAACAGTTGGTGGTGCAGCAGCAATAGCAGAAGCGAGTGATACAATTGTTATAAGACCCGGAACATATGATGAAAACAATCCAATTGGATTAAGAACTGACGTATCTGTTACAGGTCAAGATTTGAGATTGGTTACAATCAGACCTCAAAATTTGATGCGTGATATTTTTCATGTAAGAAGAGGATGTCTCATTGAGAATTTGAATTTTGCCTGTAAAAATAATGATGGAGATCCAAATGACAATGGAGTAAGTGTTGCAAATACTGGAGGAGGAGCAGTTGCATTTCCTCCAACACAAACAGACATTGATGCCGGGACTGCATATCAAGCGGTAAGTGGATTTACTGATGTTGGACCAGCAACAGAAGGTCCTACGGGAAGATGGAGAAGTCCATATATTAGAAATTGCACAAACTTCATGACCAAAAGTATTGGCATGAAGATTGATGGTAATCATGCCACAGCATCAAGTGATGGTGCTAATTTGAAATCAATGGTTTGTGATTCATTTACTCAATACAATGAAGCAGGTATTGGAGTATCACTTACCAATGAAGCATATGCCCAATTAGTTTCTATATTTACAATTAATAATGATATAGGAATTTATGCTGATACTGGTGCTCAGTGTGATTTGACTAATTCTAATTCTTCCTTTGGAAATTATGGATTGGTTGCAGTTGGATTGGGAGCAACTCAATACACTGGTTTTGTTACTTCTAATACTGCTGGAGTTGCTTATGATTTTAATAACACCGATATTATAGTTGGCACTGCTGTTACCGACAGATCCAATGTATATCAAAGACCTTTTGATGGGCAGGCAGTTTGGTTTGCGATTGATCTTGCAAACTATCCAGATGCAACTCCACCAAGTGGAAGCACAATACTTCCATCTCCTATGAGAGAAGTTGAGAGAATTGATTTAATACCTAATGCTACTGGTAACTCTGGATTTAGTGCTGCTTCTCCTCCTAATGTGATTATAGAAGATTTTGATGATACTTTAGTTGAACCTAAAGGTCCTCAATCTATTGCTGCTCAAGCAACTGCAACTGTAAGTGCAGGAGGATCCATTACCCAAATTAATTTAATTAGTAATGGTAGAAATTATCTTCCAACTCAAAATATAGTTGTTAGTATTAATGGAAATACTGGAATTGCGACTGCTATCATGAAACCTATCTACTATACAGTTTCTGAAGCGGGCGATTTCAATTCTGTGGGTATGACGACTATAACCTTTAATGAATTTATACCATATGAATTATTTGAAGGAGATCCAATTTATTTTGCAAGAATAAGTCGTATTCTTACATCTTCACATTCATTTGAATACATTGGTACTGGGACCACTATAAATAGTGCGTTACCCTTTGAGGGTGCAGTTCCAATCAAAGCTAATGAAGTTGATGCCAGAGATGGAGCACAAATTCCGTTTACTAGCACCGACCAAAAAGGAAATTTTGATATAGGAGAGGGGATACAAATCGACCAAACAACGTCAACAATTAGAGGTAGAGATTTTAGTAGAGCAGTTCAGGCAGAAATTACACCATTAATACTTGCATTAAATTAATATGGCAGTAGCACCATTAAATAAATTTATAACTGTAGCAGTACCGGTTGCACCTGGAATTAATACTGTATATACAACTCCTGTTGGTGTAAGTGCTATTGTATTATATGCCGGAGTTTCAAATGTTGGTTTAGGAACGACTACTTCATATCCAACAGTAACGTTTACGCACCAAAGAAAATCCACGGGAACAAGAACATTTGGTAATACCAGAGATACGAGAATTGTAAAAGATATTGAGGTGCTACCGAATGATACATTGTTTCTTATTGATGGAAGATTAGTCTTAGAAAGAACTGCTGCTGTATCGGATTCATTGACTATTATTAGTGATCAGCATGGTGTCAGAGATATTCAGGGTGTTGAATATCATGCTCCTAATGGAGTAACTACTGTAACTACCACAACTCCTCATGGATTCCAAGTTGGTGATGAGATTACTATGGCAGATATTCAATTCACTTGTACGGGAGATGGATACGGAATAACCACAACGTTTTTCCCCTCACCACAGAGAAGTTTTACTGTAGATGTATCAGATACTCCAACAACTTTTGAAGTAAATTCTGGTAAGAGTGTTGGCATTGCTCACAATCATGTTAGTGGAACAGGAAAAGTAGCACCCTTAAGATTGGAATTAACCCTTAGTATTCTTGAAAATAGTCTTGCATAACAATGGCAAAATATTTAAGCGGAAGAGTAAAAAGAAAAGAACAATCCAAAGTAGCAATTTCTACGGATCGCTACCGTTATCTTGGACTTAATGAAACTGAACCAAATTTAGGTGATCCTCTTTCCGGGACATTTCAAGACACTCCACCTGCTGGTACAAGATATCAAATAGTTTCCGTTGAAGGATATCCTGGAGAAAGATATTGGATTCCTGTTGAGGGTGGAATCATTCCAGGATCTATTACTGTCTATGATGAATCTACTAAACTTGTTGGTAATATTAGTAGTATAACTCAACTCAATTTTATTGGTGCTGCTATAACTGCAACATCAGATTCATTTAAAGAAACAACATTAACTTTAAGTGGCAATCATAGTTTTTCTGTTGGTTTAGGTATTACACAGGGTAACAATAATGTTACTGGTTTTGTAAAATATTCTACAACAACAGTTGGATATGTTACTGTCACTAATGTTGAGGGATCGTTTGCTCAAAATGCAAGTGATGAAATTTATGAGGATGGAGTAACCACTGGATTAACCGTAGATTCTTTATCTTCGATTATTGAGACTGGAGTTAAAGCAGACATAACTGTTTCTCCACAATTCTTTTCTGAAAATAAAGAATTAATATTTAATGATAATGGGGAATTTAATGGTGCTAGTGTTTATTGGGATAAGTCTAATACACGATTAGGTATTAATAGTAGTGATCCTGCACATACTTTAGATGTTACAGGAGATATTGATGTAAGTGGTAGCATTAAAGTTGGAGCAACTATCTATGATAGTGATGGTGATCCAGGAACTGACGGGCAAATTCTTGCGAAGGGAGCAGGAAATCCTGGGACAATAGATTGGGTTCGTTTGGAATCTATTATTACTGGTGCTGGTGGAACAATTGGTAATATTCAGTTTCATGGCACTACTGGATTGGTTCAGGGTGATNATGAATTAAATTTCAATCCTTATAATGAGTTTATTGGTATTGGTACTAATGATCCGGCACAGAAGTTTCAAGTTGGAGTAGATGGAAAAAGATATACAACAAAGAAATTAACTTTAGATAGTGCTATAGGTGATAATTATAGTGCAGGAGATTTAGTTCAATTGAGAACGGCAGCTTCTCCATTTGGACTGCAGGATATATTTGGAACTCTTGTATATGATGTGCCTTCTGCCGGAACAGCACTAACGGTTAGAAATAGTAATTACGAAACAAAAGGAACTCAATGGAGTTCTTTTACTGGTAATGGGTATAGAATATACTTTAATAACACTCTTTTAGCTACTGGCAGGTATATAACTTCTGTTGGAAATGATGCCACCATACCAGAAACTACCTACGAGGGAGATGATGTCTTTGTAGTTACTAGCACTGGTGATGTTGGTATTGGCACAGTAAATCCAAGGACAAAGAGAGATTCTACGACAGTTAATTTAGATGTTGCCGGTGATGTTTTATTTAAAGGTGATAATAACTATGATCTTCACTGGGACAAGAGTGCTTATAGTTTAATACTCGATGATAATGCCAAGTTTGCCGCAGGCACTGACTCTGATTTAGAAATATATCATAATGGCACTACTGGATATATTGAAAACAACACCGGACATTTTTATATTAGAAATGCTGGGTCAAATATTAATTCAGACATTTATATTCAGGCAAGAAGTGGAGAAAATAGTATTATTTGTAACGATGATGCTGGCATAGA